CATGCGGTCAACTGTATAGGCTGCGGTGCCATTGAGAATGGTTTGAGAAGCGCCATTATTCCGCTGGTCAATCAGCATTCCACCATTGATAATGCGATTGCGAGTTCCAGCAAGCTGGCCACCGTTCTGCATAGTAATTACAGCAGAGGAGGGGGTAGTGGCTCCAATGGCAGTCCCGTTTATTGAACAACCCGTAATACTTCCAGAGTTTATTGAACCACCCGTAATACTTACAGAGTTTATTGAACCACCCGTAATACTTCCAGAGTTTATTGAACCACCCGTAATACTTACAGAGTTTATTGAACCACCCGTAATACTTACAGAGTTTGAGTTCTGTGTGGATAATGTCCCTAGTGCAAGCTGGGTCTTTAGGTAGGCTAGAGTCTTACGGATATACTTTCCAGCCCCAGTGCTCCACATTAACAAGTCATCTTGTACTTGAGTCCCAGATATATCTAAATATGCTCCATTACCAGCGCCGCCAGTCACACCATTTAATTGACTAAAGGTAACTGCGTCCTGTGGGTTAATTCCATCAACAAGATTTGTAATCTTATGAGTACCCATGTCCAAGTCTTGCTGTAATGAGCTTGATAGGCGGCCATCTAATACTTCATGGATCGCCATCAAATTTTGCTTATTGCTTTCATCGAGATTCGATTCCTCGATAGACTCGCCATTTGAATAGTCATGGATGAGGGCAGTCTTGCTTACGGTGCGCTTAAATACCACTGGCCACCCGGCTGTGAGTAATGCGCCATCTACGGTTACGAGACCGTCGTTGATCCACGTCAGTGTACGATACACTGGAGCGCCTAAGCCATCAACCTCGTTGTTGACTTGGCAAGTAACTTCATTGCGGTTATTGAAGCCGAGGGCGAAGTTGATCGCATAGGTGTTCGTAAGACCTGTAGCGGTGTATTGGATAATACTATACGCCATATCTTCTCCTTAGCGTTAATGTTTGTACAAGTTGTATACTAGGTACGAAGTGAATTAGAAAAAGGAGGTGAGCATTACTGCCCACCACCTGATTTTACTAGAGTATTTAGAAGGTCTACTGAGTCGCTCTCTTTCTTAGCCTTTGGCTTAGGAATATCAACCTTACCGCCCACCTTGATAGGTTTCATTGGCTTGGCTTCCTTCGGAGCTTTTGGTACAGTAGGTGCAGGAGCAGGTTTAGACGCTGGCTGTTCTTGACCGCCAGAAATCGCATTCTCTGCATTGATCTCACCACGAGTCTTTGCGCTATCCTTCAGTTGATTGAAGATGTAGCTAAAGCCCAGAGCATTCCCGATAAGGGGAGTAGCTTGGATCGCGTTGATGTCTGATTTAGTGTATTGCCCAGTAGCGAGATGCTTGTATCCGATAGGAGCCATAGCAAGCCGCGATAGGGTGGGAAACATTGGAGGTATTGGGATCAGAGGAGACCCACCACCCATTGTGCCGTAGTTATTCATCTTGTAATCTTGAAGACCTGTCATCTGAGCTACAGGGTCGATGAACGAAGGAATAACAGAGGTCATGTTGCTAAGGTTGAAAGCACCTCTAGCGATATGCTCTGCATCTAGGTTCTCGTCCTTACCGGAGAGTCCTTGCTTCGCAGCGTATACCGCAGCAGCAGTACCGAGTCCATATAGGAAGCCTGTAGCGGATACTGTATCCATGATACGAGCATTGCGTAGGAGTTGCTTCTGTAGCGACAGCATGGTGAAGTTCTTGAGGTGCATAAGCATAGCCCCAGTATCACGGTGCATCCATAGAGAGTCTTCACCCTTCATGGCTTTCTGCACTACCTGATGTGTGTGGCGGTTCAGCACGTTCACGAATTCCTCGAAGTCATTCGGATTCCACTTCTCAGGATTCAGGGCTTTGATCCCGCCATCCTTCTCGAACTCAATCGTTCCATCTTTGAAGTATTTTCCGATGCGCTCTGCGGACTTAGCCGACAGGCCCATATCTTCGAGTCTGCGTTCGCTTATCAACTTACCTTCGTTATACATCTGACCGAGACGGTGCATCATACCACGAATAGCGATACGCTGTTGAAGCTGTTTCACATAGTAGAACCCTGTGACATAGCCTTGCATACGTTGTCCTTTAGAACCCATACGATCAAGCCAGTTCCCTAGGTCACTATAGTGTCCGGGATCATTACGCATTGCATCAAGCATAAGGTCTTCTCGGATAGCCATGTGCTCTCCGTCGATAGGAGCCAGCCATTTACTAAGCTCACGCATAGCTTGGTTGTTGCCTTTACCACTCAACATATCACGTACTTCCTTACGAGTGGTCTGGATGAATACCTTCACGCCCATCGCAGCTATGTTCACTCCGGTCTCTGCCATCTGTGTTAAGCCAAGGCTATTTAGTAGCGAGAGATTTGTGAGTTGATTTGCACGACGAATCCAAGGATTCAATCCACCAGCAATCGCACCACCACTAAAGTGGGAGTACAATCCATCGTAGAAGTCATCGGGTATATGTTGCTTGCCAGACTGTCCAACCTCGTCATCTTTGATAGCACGAACGATGTCTTTCCAATCGGCACGTTGAATCCCATGACGGGCTAGTGCAGCAGCCCCAGCAACCTGACGGGAGTACGCAGTATGCACACGAACCACGTCTGTGTCTAGCAGATCGTTGATTGTGTAGTCTGTTCCCTCGATTTTAGTACGGGCATCAATGTCAGTACGTTTCTTGAGGACAGATTCTTTCTTGCTGTCAGCTTTCGAGGCTTTAAGTTCTTCGATTACTTTCTCCGCAACCTTCTTGCTTACACCATTGTCGATGAGCATCTGGGTTGCGAATTCAGCGCCCTCTTGATCGAGGAGTCGCTTCACGTTAGTATCAATACCGCGCTCCTTAGCAATAGCACGACGAGTGATTGCTTTAGCCATAGCCATAGCAGTCTTGTCATCCCATCCGTGGATGGCTTGGTATTGTTTCTGTAGGGTACGTTCGATAGCAGCACGAGCGTCTTTGATTCCGTCTTCAGTCATGCGGCGGATAAGTGCCGTGACTTTCTGACCAGACCAACGCTGTGGGAAGTACCCAGATTTGGTTTCAAGGTTCTCTGCACCACGGACTGATGTCTCGCCTTGTCGGCCACGGAGAATCTCCAAGGCACGGGCATAGGCGTTATCAGCATGGTCAGCGAACTCTTTGATAGCTTGCAGTGTGTCAGGATGCGATCCACCATCATGGTAGCGGCTATCCATCTCCACCTTGAACTCTTGGTTAAACTTCTCACGTAGAGCGGGAGTAGCCAGAGCCTCAGCGGTCGGTACATTTGATTTGCGTTCTTTGAGCCACTTATTAAAGGCGGTATTATAGTTCACGTTCACATCATGTGAGATGTTCGAGAGATACATGTCATACAGCAAAGCAGCGGAACGGTTGTTCCGTACAAGTCCAGCAGGAGACTCAAGCAGCTTGTATGCCAGAGCACGAGCCATAGGAGACGGACTATTCCACAGACGATCAAAGTCAGCAGCATAGGGAGTCTTCTGAATCATGTCATACATCTTACGAGCAGCACGACCAGCACGGGTATTCGGGAAGGCGAAGTCACCAGCAGTACCGAGGCCATGTTCTTGGTTGAAGCGTACAGCTTCGTCCTTCATCCGCTTACCTTCCTCATTCAGGTTAGCATACGGATCAGGGCCAGTTGACTCTGAGGTACTGGATGCACCAACAGAATCCCCGTTACGATCCAATAGACGTTTAGGATTATCAACGGCATCCATATCAGCACGATCTTTTTTCAAGGTGTCGCGTTTTGCACGGAGTTCATCGCGCATAGCTATCTCATCTTCAGATAGGTCTTTATATGTACCATCCTCGTAGGGAGCAAGTTCCTTCTCCACATCCTTTAATTTAGCATCCTGTATACTTCTGATGGCAGCCTTGTCTTCTTCTGATTTCGCCGCATACCGTTTCTGTGCTGGAGTAAGTTCTGGCTTGTGTGCATCGGGAGTAAGGAGTTTTTGTTTCTTCATCTCCTCGATACGTTGATCGGCTAGTTTAGCCATAGCGTCTTTGATCGGCTGACGACCAGCATCACCAACAGGCAGTGCATCATGCTCTTTTTCGAGATCAGCCATTTGCTTTTCAAGGCTACCGATATTCTCGGATACCTTGGCTTGCTCTTCAACGGTTGTCTTATGTCCTTCTAAATCGAAGGTGGGGTCGGCTTCAGGATGCGAACTCTGATAGTCACGGTTTCCCGTTTGGCCATCAGCTACGCTCTCTGCAAAGTCCTTGCGGAGATTAGCAGCCGATGCGTTTACTTGTTCTTCAAGCGAGAGCTTCTTACCTCGCAGAGCACCAGTAGCCGTACCAAATACTAAGCCACCCATAGCCATTTGTGGTAAATCTGTCCAATCACCCGTAGGTGCTGTAGCTGCATGTCCCGCCCCAACAATTAGACCGGATTCTAAACCAGCTGCGCCAGTACTGATAGCTCGTCCAATTCGTCCGAGTTTTGCTGCTTGTACCCCAGCTTTTGCTTCTAGGTATGAGCCGCCAGATAAGAATGTTATTGGAGCATCAAGATCAACTACTCCACCAAGCATATAGGAAGCATAACCAACAGCGCCCGAATGCTGAACTACCTGTAGGTCTTCAAGACTCTTTAGTAATTCTCCTTTTAGTGTCTGTGCTTCGGTCAATGATCTCACACCATCAAACTTATCCCAGTACTCCATAGGCACATCTTTTTGTAATTCAGCCCAATGATCTTTTAATTTGAAATTCGGGTCAGTATCCATCAGATGACGTTCTGACCAGCGATAGGCGTTCGCGGCAAAGGAGTCTCTGAGAGCAGCTACTGCTTGGGTGTATAAAGGCAGTTTATCAACTTCCTTTTGCTTATCAACAGTGGTTGATTGAGGGGTGGCTCCTAATATATCAGGAACCACCCGATTAGCATTTGCATCACTTTGTGCCGCTAATGCTTCAACAGAACTAGGATCATATTTAGGAACTCCAGAAGCCACGTCGATGGAGTCCTCTAAAGACATGTCGCCTGTATTCATATTTAATCTCCCTGTTTACCACGACCTAATAGAAGTGGTTGTAAATTTATACCATTCTCATCGTAATCCTTGGATTTATTTATTTTGTATACTGCTCCAATCTCTGAAGCAGGAATACGCTGCGGATTATTATCTGTGAGAATCTTATTGTAGTCTTGGTAAAGTTCAATGACTACTTCATTTGTGTCGGCATCATACCGAGCGTAATATGGAGGTAATCCTTTGTAGGCATTACGAAGAGTATTACCCATAGCTTCCAATGAAGGTTGTGGGATGTTCCCCTCGAATCCGGGAATGTGGTATCCTCGATAGGAACCATCTGGATTACGAGCAAGAACTTGAGTATCGTCCCATCTAGGGCCAAATCTCTCTTTCCCTTTTGTTCGCATCCACTCGTCAACAGCAGCACCAACGATGTTATTCTGATTGCTATTTAATCCCATAGCTTCTCTTATGGTTTGAGCAGAACCGCCCTTAAGCACATTACCTTGTACTAGTTCTAGATTTGGAGCAAGGTTCTTCATTGCTTGAGCGACTGCTATATCAGGATGATTAGCCAGCGAGGGTGTCCGCATTATAACTCGAACCGATTCCGTCTGTAACATACCCGTAAAATTCGGGTCTGTCTTAAGGCGGTTGATCTGCCAATCTGGCATATCACTGTAGTTCTGAGCATTGCTCGTGCCAAATGTAGCTAGTACTGTTGGAGAGATTTTATCAACGTACTTCTGCATAGCAGCGGATAGTACATCCGGTTTAATCCCCGGTAGTGATCCCTTCCCATTTATACGTTCGTTCTCTAGTATCTCAAGTGCAGTCAATAGAGCTTGTTCTGGATTTAGATTAGAGGCATCATAGGATTCTGCCATAGTGAGTAGGGCTTGTGTGTTAGCATCCCCAACGTATTTATTAGCATAGCCATGATTAGAATTCTTAGCTAACCAAAGATAATCCTTGTAAGCATTCAAGGCTTCGGGTTTTAGTACACCTTTGCCATCTGTCAGCTTACCAGCCAATCCAGATTGCATCTGACCAGACCACACGGAGTCAACGGCATTACGTTCGATGAGGAACTTGCCATGAGCTTCACGGACTTTATCGTTCTGCTGCTCCGTGGTTAAACCCGGTTCCGCAGCCACCGCAGCAATAGTCTGAGCACGGTGTTCTTCGATAGTCTTGTTCTGTTGGTCGGCAGGAAGTGTCTGATACAGGCTGGAGCTATTCATAGCATTCGAGCGCAGTAACTTCGCATCACGTTCCTTCTGTTGTGATTCCACACCAGAGGTTACACGAGAGGCCATCGACTTTTTCCACTCATCAGAGTAGCCATTCTGAGCAGCTACACGAGCGATGTCATCAAGACGAGCAGGAAGGTTGCCCTCCATCTTCGCTTGGTTCTCGATGGATTCTTCGGTAAGGATACGAGTCTTGTCGAATTCGAGTGATTTAGCTTGCTCTCCGGCGCGGCTAGAGGCTATTGCTGATTCTACTTGAGCTAAAGAATACCCATTAGCTATTAGATTCTTCGCCATAGCTGATTCGCTTACCATGCCTTGAACAGTTTGCGTCAGAGTGGTAGCACTGTTGCTATCCGTGTCGAGCTTGTTCAGGCGTTGTAGCCAGCCATCCAGATACTTTGCTTTCGTAGGATCGTTCTGTGCGATCTCGATGTAGTGCTCACGACGAGCAGCCAGAAGCTCCTTAGCTCCACCACCAGTCTTAGCAATCTCAGCGAGAGTCTTCTTCATCCAAGGCGCACCTTGGTTGACTGCACCATCGAACGCAATGATTGCCATATCAGCGGGAAGGCTACCTGCACCAATCTCATCCCAGTATTTCTTACTGTACGTGTCCTTGGCGATAGCTTTAGCACCAGCAGTATCTCCAGCATCATACGCAGCTTTCATGAGCTTGTATTCTTCTGGGTTGGCTTCACTGTTGATCCCGTATAGGGTTGGGCCTTTGCCGCCATCGTTCGATACGAACCCACCTTCGACCTGAGCCACAAAGCTCATAGCCTGTGCCTTTACTTGATCGGCAGGAGGTAAATCTTTCGACGTGATAAGAGCTTGCTGTACATCCTTTCCAGATATAGCGTCACGCAATACAAAGTTTTTATTTTTGTTTGCATAGTTAAGCATATTGATAACTGCTTCTCTATGCCGTTCTGGAGATAGCCCAGACATCTCTGGATTCAACAATTCTCTTATGTGATCTGGAGATACGCCCGGTTTCTCAGACTCCGAGATTCCCATAGCTTGATAACTATTGAACGTCTCGTTCTCTTTCCATGCGTTATGGGCTAAAGTTTGCTCTGCTACCAGTTTAGGCATAGTATCTTCTGCGGAGGCTGATAAAAGCTGCTTCACAAAAGGATCGTTACTGTTACCAACTTTATTACTTAAATCTTCGTAGGCTTTAGAAAGTGAAGTCCTGAATTCATCTGGAGACTTCATCTTGTCTGTTGTAGCTATCTGTTCGCGCATATCTGCTGCGAATTGATTAGAGGCAGTTCTGACATTCATAGTCATGAACCCGCCAAGTGTGTATTTGTTGCCAGTAGCGCGAATCTCGTCCTCGGTTTTGCCTTGCGCGTAAGCTAACTTACCATCAAGCTCCCACTGGTCTTTCTTGTCTTCGAGATACTTTCCGTAGATCGTTGACGCAGTACCAAGCAGGTTGGCGATAGCACGTTGACCGTCACCTATGTGCGAGGTGTCGTAGCCAGCTACCCCACCAGCACCTCCACCACGGATGGCTTCTGGAGCTTTGAATATACCTAGCTTTGGCGATAGCGGATCGTTGACTACCTGACGGGTAGCGCTTCCGAACTTGCCTTGTTCATCTGCCAATGTAATTCTCCTATAGGTTAAGTGGGCTGACGGTTAAGCCAGCCCACGGTAGTATTGAATTTAGAATCGGAATACCTGATTCTCTAAGTAGCTTGCCCCATTACGAATGTTTCGCGTAATGTATCCAAACGAGGATTCATTGGCGGGAGCAGCTTCCATCTTAGAGATCGAGGGTGTAGCTCGATCACCCATACCATTCTTGCTTCCCATGTACGATGCCGCAGCACTGAGTAAATAGGAGCCAAGTTTAGGAGTGGGGATGTAGCTGTAGTCTTGAGCGTTAGCCGCAGACTGTGCAGATTGTTGGCGTTGACCCGCGAAACTCAGGTTAGAGTTCGTCATGTCATTCTGCCGTTGCCGTTCAGCGAGAGCAGCACTCCGGTTGATGTCAAGTTGAACTTGATTCACCGAGCGGCCCTTAACCCCAGCAGCCGCAGCGGATACTTCCGACTGTGCTACTGACAGGAGGTTCTGTTGTTTGATTCCAACAGATTGATCTCCGTAAGCCTGATTCGTTGCGATCTGATTCTCAGTGATAACGTTTTGAGTCGTCGCGTCTGAGATACGAGCCATCGCGTTCTTGTAGGCTTGGTACGCTTTATTTGCCTTGGCAGTTGCCTTATCCGCACCGTACTGGCTTAACGATTGTGCTGCGGCCATTGCCGCCATCCAAAACATTAGTTGCCTCCACTCTGGATTCGTTGGCCCTTCTTAGTGTATTGGCCTCTCCATTCGATGTCGGTCACAGTGAACGGCAAGTGACTGTCCGAATACAATTCGATCCCAGCACGAGTCGCTTCAGAGCGGAACGGCATAACATAGGAGGCATCAACGATAGCTGGTTCGCCAACATGTGTGGTAGGGTCGCCAACAAAGCGACCTGTGAACTCAACGATTACATCAGAAGCGTACTTGCTGAACTTACGGCAGAATAGTTTCCCTGTTGCTTTACAGTTCAGGAGGAACTTACCTACAATGAGTTTACCAGTACCGATTCTTACCTTATCGGAGTCTTTCACATCAGGCTCGGTTGGAATGTATGCTGACCGATACGGTACACCATAGATAACTGTCCCACCTTCCATGTCTCTGTCAAACGTGTACGTGTTCGTACCTGCGTTGTAACTTTCGACCCATGCAAGCATACCCGGAGTTGGGCATCCTTCTCCTTGTACGAATACAATGGACTCTGGATCGCTGGGCATAGGGTTATATGGGTTAGCGATGGTGAAGTTCACAGAGGTCTTTTCTTTCTTACGGTCAAGTCTGACATTGTAAGTGAGTCCTGTGTCGTCCTGCACATCTAAGTCCATCGTGTTCAGCATGTAATCGTTTCCGATCTTCGTGATGATATACACTTTAGATTTGATGATGAAGATGTACTTCACGTTATCTGGTAATATCCAACGGCTCCACGCTGACTGAACCTTCTTATCATCTTGCCAGATGTACTCGTAGCTGTACACGATGTGTGCATCAGTCTGAGTTTGTACCAGTAGGATGTCAAAGTTTGACGAGGTGGATAGCATCTTGACTGTACCCTCAAGGTACTTCAATACATGCTGAGTGATTGGTCGTGAGTCGTTTGCGTCTTGTGAGTCTGAGGCGTAGAACTCCCTGATCCCCGTGAACTGCCCGAAGGCAATGGGGAAGAATACGTTTCGCCCAGCAGCTACCGGAATAGCCGTGACATCCACCTCGAAGGTGGTGGTTAGAACGAGAGAAGAGTTATGTGGCGTAAGAGCAGTACGTCCAAAGACCATGAACTGCCCTTTATCAGAGAACACAACGAGATCTCGGTTAAATGGCACACAGTGGTACATCTTCCTTACACCCTCAATCGTCGATTGAATATCAATCGGATCGGAATCAGCGGTCTCAGTGGCAGAGTTGTTCCAGTGATCGAGAGGTCGGTCTGTACGCGACATACATACAGCAGCACCACCTAGTAGTACAAGGCGACCTTGGAAGTATCCAAGTCCCTCAACCGTCCCATTGACGAATGTTGGGTCTTCGTTACTCGTTGCATCACCTGCTGCACGTTCAGCCCAGTTACCCGGCCCAAAGCTGAAGACTCCAGTATTGAAGTCATAAAACAGGATGTGTGGCATGGTGGAGATGTCGAACTTGTAAGGCGTATTTGGTGCAACACATTCTTGCCACGATCCGGCTAGACCAAATCCAGCGCCTAGTGCAGGGTAATTACCTGATGAATCCTTATTACAGATGAACTGAGCGTACCACTCATCCGCATTCGTGCTACCGTCACCAGTGATTGTAACAACGTAGTTATGTGGTGCGTAACGTGGGAGCTTGCTCCGATCTTGAATTGAATTATTGATTACGAGGAATTGAGTACCTCCGAAACCATCCGTGGTTGTACAGTTGAATGTCTGCGTAGTCGGTGCAGAGATCTTCTTGATGTACATCACGTCACCTACGCGCGCCACGGAAAAGTTTGATGTAAACGTTCCGTTGGCGTTCAGGCTGGCAGTGATCTGTGTAGCGATATAGTCAGTCGTAATCTGTGTAACATCAGTAGCAACGCTACCGTTGGGAGTAGTGAATGTACCAACAATAGTGCCACCGCTCCATGTTATCGTCATGGTATAAACTCGTCCGTAGGAACCCCCAAGTACATAGGCCACTGAGCCTGTCTGCACGTATGATTTAACGGCGGTATCCATTGTGACAACTTTATCTTTGTTCGCCACGTACACCAGATCATCTAGTGTAGTGAATGCAAGTTGAGCACCGTCAATGTACGAGAAGCCGGATGATACGTTGTTCACCGTGCTTTCTACGCCCGTGTTGTAATTAAATACCCGTACCACGCCTGGAAGACAAGCCATTATGAACTGTAAGTTGCCACCAAGGTCAAAGTCATAGAACTGCGCTTCAGGAGCAGCAGAAAATAACTTCATTATCTCTTCCATTGCGGCTCGACGGGTAAGCCCGTCAACGGGGTTGGATGAGATATTATCTTGGGCCGTACACTGGCCCGGAAGCCGTGTACGAGGAGGCTGTTGTGATACGCCTTGGATCAGTGACCCAAGAGAGCCATCAACTTTAGCCATTTGTTAGACCTCCGCCAATTAGATTATGGTTTCCCGAACCTGAACGAGCACGTTGGATGCCATTGAGTAGCCAAGCAGTTGATGGTCTGTTCTTAGCGTTCACGTTACTCATTTGTAGTTGTTGTGCAGTAAGAGCGGCCCATGAGGATTGTACTTCCATGAGCAGGAGTTTAGCCTTGAGTTCATCTCCATCATCATTAACGTAGAAATCGTAAGCAGACTTATCGGACAGGTACTGTACAGCAGCATCTGGTAGATCGTCAATATCGAGTTGAGTTACGATGTTCACGGCCACTGAGTCATTGATGGCAAAGGTATGGTTAATGGGATCATATAAGCGTGTACCACGTTTCACGAGACGTGAGCGTGTATCGACTGGATCGACCTTCAAGGTGGTTGCTGGGATGATTATCTCACCAGCTAGATTTGGTGATAGGATTAAATTGATGTCGCGGTTAAACCACCATCCACGTAACTGCATCCGCTTGTTCACACGGTTAATAGTGTTCGTAGCAGTTTGCGCGGTAGGATGTTGGCTATCTGGGCTACTCACTGGAGTCTCCCCAACGACACTGAGAACGTGGTTTAGTACGTCAAGAGATGCGGTCATTATGTCTCCTTTGTCCTTTAGAACAGAAAAAAAGCCCCTCCCCAGTTAAGGAGAGGGGCGGTATTAGGTAGACGATATGGCCTTCTGTTAGCTTACGCTTTCAGAACGCGACCACACACGTCGGGACGGTTCACTGTAACGGCGAACGAGATGAAGCTGTCGATGAACCACAGTTTCTCTTCTTTGTTGAACCATACGTCACTCGTCAACGGAATGGTCTCACCAGCCAAGAGCGACTTAGGATGCAGGATTACTGCAACTGCTTTCGCTTCGGTAGCGGATACATCGTATGCGTTCGAGTTGTTTGCGTTCGACAGAAGGTGGCCAGAGATTGCAGCGTTCGGAATACGAGCGGTCTTAACGATGCGAGCACCGTTGAGTTCATAGATCGTACCTTTAGCGAAATCTCCATTGCCAGCGGTGTAGTCACGCGACATAAGTTTCGTGTTGTTCTTCAGAACCTCGAACTGTTTCGGACGGACGAAGATGAGCAAGTCACTTACGTCGATGTCTTCTTCTTCCATCGTGGTGATAATCCCAGCGATAGAAGTGTACAGTTTATCTGGATCAAGCTCGTCACCTACCGAAGCGAGGGTGGTTGATTTACCTGCACCGAATGCGTTGTTCAACCCAGATGGAGCTGCTTGACCTGCACCTTTGATGGCCATGATGATAAATGCTTGGTCAAAGTATTTACCAATCTCTTTACCGTGATCTTGGGCAAGTTCCATACGAGCATCGAAATGCGACTGGAATTCATTCAGCATCGAACGGCTGTCGCGGGTCAGGATGACCGTATCAACAGTCAGTGAAACTTTACCAAAGCTAGTAGCGATAGAATCTGGACGTGCTCCGGGTACAAGTTTCTGGAGTTGGGTACGACCAACGCGGTTATTCGTGATAGTGTCGGTATTGCGAACCGGACGGACTTTAACGAATTCACGCATGATCGAAGATTTAGCGAATTGGCTCTCGACCTCGCCACCGTATTGCTCAATGAGTAATTCGGTAGTGACATCGGAGAGGTTAACGGAATCTGAGCCGTAGGCCATGTGTTCTCCTTGGAATTATGATTGTGCGCCTAAATTGTCCTTACTAGGTACGAAGTGAATTAAACGCAGTTGAGTTTATTGTAGGTGAGTTACTTACCGAGGCGGATCGTCTGAGTACGCCGATCATTCAGTGCTTTAACAGCAGCGTGATCGTTCTTACTCTGAGCGACATGCAATTCTCGGATGTAGTCTGCACGACTCAACGGCACGAAGCCATTGTCTGCGGGAGCCTTATCACCGTCAACACGGCGTACATCAAGGGAACTGTTCTTCGGATCAGCGTTATAGGCTTTGAGCAAGGCATCAGCAGCGAGCTTTGCCGTAGTAGGGTTGTTCGAGTCCAGCATCTTGCGGTACGAATCCAACTCTTTCTGGAACTCTGGTTCAGCAGTCTCTTTGGCTCTCGCCCATTTAGCTACTGCATCAAAGTTCTCTTTGCTGCCAACTACCGAGTACACGGCATCAGTGACGGACTTAACGCCTTCATTGACACGGTTGTAGTAATCGGTTACTCCAGTCTTGACGAGGCTGGCTTTAGCCTTCCCCATCTTCTCTTCGAGCTTCGACCAGTCGATGCCTTCCAGAGTACCCTTTTCTACGGCCTCACGGAAGATGTCATCAGCCTCAGCAGGAGTGACATTCGATTCCTTGAGCATGTCGATAACAGCATCAGCCGTTTCGTCACCATAGGTAGGATAGGCTTTCTTAGACTCTTCGATCTCAGCAGCCTTGGCATCAGCCTCAGCTTTTTCCGCCGCTGCTTTTTCTTCAGCGGTAGGTTCTTTAGCAGCTTCGGCAGCAGCTTTATCAGCGGCTTCCTTTTCTGCGGCAGCTTTCTCCTCAGCAGTCTGCTCCTTAACAGGAGGTTTATTGCTTGGTTCAGCAGGAGGGTTCGGCCCTTGATGAGAATGTCCATCGCTCAGATCACGGTTCAGTACACCCTCTGGTGCGCCAACCGCTTGTTCATTTGCTTTGTCCACTACTTGTTCGTCAGCCATTATTATTCTCCGGGTTGTTTGAATGCAGCTTTAGCAGCTTCTTGGGCTATGCCAGCTTGAGCATCACCTTGTTGCTGCGCTTGCATCTGTTGCATTTGTGCTTGTTGTTCAGCTTGTATCGTGGCTTGGTCTTTCTCGAACTTCTGATAGTCAACTCCACGGCGAACTGCACAGTACGCTACGAACTTGCTCATATCAATGGCAGCAAGAATCTCTTGCGGCACAGTGTTCAGAAGTTGTAGGTCGCTGCATAGTAAGCGGAGGTTGTCAATATCGCCAGCACGGGATAGAGAGTCAAGGCCAGTGATGATCTGCGGATCAATCGTCTTGTCACCAAGATCGACCTTAATCCGTTTCAGCATCAGGATCGCGGTACGGTACTGCCACTCCTCTGCGAAGCGGGAATAAATCCCACCGTTCGACAGGTCGAGTTCATTAGCAGTCTGTCTGATCTCTTCAGCAGTCACTCGTTCAGCGTCACGGGTTACAGCAGTCTGGAGCAGGAATGCTGCACCGATCTGTTGCTGTAGCCGTTGTACCATTGACTCCACCATCTGCATGTCAACAGCCTTGTTGATCTGCAATACAGTAACGTCACCCTCTTTACCAGAGTGGTACGAGCCGGACTCGGAAGCGTTCAGTGTCTCCACATCAACTGTCGAACCGGGATCAACCAAGAACTTGATGTCAGCGGCAATCGCTACAACATCAATCTCAGACTGAGCCAGTTGATACAGGGCATGGAATGCACCAGCGTAATCCTCTACGAGGCCACGTCCGTAGTCTTCCCCACGAATCAGGTTCCACGTAAGCGGAAGGTAGGGCAGGTCTTCGGCAGTCCATGTAGCAGACGACTCTTCGAGCTTCATGTCATCAGCGGACTGATACATGTGGTATTTCATATCGTCTTCAAGGATCACCTGCGTATAAATGCAGACCTCTTTATTTGAACCATACTTACCTTCATTCTGCTCCAGCTTATCGCGGAGTTCCTTCTTGAAGGTGTGCAGGTTCTTTTTCTCAAGCGTGAGAATCTCGATAACTGTTCCTGATAGATCCCGTACTACACAGTAGTCGCGCAATCCGTACATCTGTACTGGCCCGGTCTTAGGGTGGTACAGCATGGCATTACCAGTAACGATGAGAGACTTCGCTGCTGTAGTCGCTTCAGTCCGGTAACGGTTGAAGTTTAACTCCTTCATCGCTGCCTTCTCGGTCTTGGCCAGTGCCTCGTCCATGGCGGAGATGAGGGTTAGAGCTTGTTGGTCACCATTCTTGGCTTTTGCTGCAAGCTCTTCCGTTGCCTGATCATCGACTGTGAGACGAAAGAAAGGCTGCGATGGTGCAAATAATGCCATGATTAGCTTGTTAGACAAGTGGTTTACTGCTCTTGCTCCGGTGCTATCAAGCGGCCCTTGCAATTCAGAATCCCTCGTACCGCTCCGAGGGAACAGGTACGGTAATGTCCACATGGCGTAGTCTTCACAGCGATTGACGAGGTTCGTCTTCTTTGCGTTCAACTCCGTCCAGCGGTCAGATAACTTCTTGTCCGCTGGTAACTTGGATTCCTTTTCCATTATACGTTAAGACCACTCGATTTTCCCAGTCCGCCGAGGACATCCCCAGCTTTTCGTTTCTTGTTCGATCCGGTGATACGATCACCGAGTGCAGCGTCCCGCCCAATCACGATGGTAGCACCCGTATCATTGTTACTAGTCGGTGCTGGTGCGGCAGCAACTTCCGGTGTAGGAAGTTCTGGAACCTTCGGAGCACCTAATCCGAGGATTGAGGTTACTGAACTCAGTATTTTAGAAAATTTACTCATGTTGTTTCCTTTGTCTGATTAAGACTGTACCGTGGGGTACATACCCAAACTTACTAAGAAGGTTGATATAAAGTTTATCCTGTCCGATAGCAGCGGTTGCTGTAGCGAACGATAGCGCACAGTCCATGAGGTCGAACCATTCGCAAGCATCTTCGAGAAGTGCTCGGCCAGTTCGTGTACCTCTGAACTCAGGCAGTACATACATCTTCGACACGTAACCGAAGTATTCGTTCTGAAACTCTTTGCTCCTACTACATATCATCAACCCAGCCATCTTATCCTGTTGGTACTGGACAAACACAGCTGAGTCTGGATCATTAAGTAGTAGGTACAGATAATCTGTAGCTTGGGTTTCATTGTACGTTATCGGGTATTGCGTTTCTGAGATGAATGCTTCTGCCAGTTTTAGAAAGTCTCTTACTCTAGCATCCCATAATAATAGCATATACCTTCCTCAGTCATGTAGCAGTTCTGGTAGTGAACTTCTTGAACCAACTCGTTCTAGATGCACTCTCTTCCTGCTGTTGTACTTCTGGTATAATCTTATCAGTAGTATTATCTGTATTAGTAGATACATCTGGTTTAATATCATCTGTATTACTACTTAATACTCTATTACTACTTATATGTAATATCTTTTGTATTACTCTTTGTTCTCCTACTGAGATCATCAACTTGTCACGATCAATACCCGCTTCAAGTGTAATCGGTGGGAACATTTTCCTTAGTTCAAGAGCGAACTCTCTACTTACTTTTGGGAGATTTTTTGCTAACAGGGACATATCGTTCCTTCGGTTTAGTTATGAGGTCATACAGGCCGTGCTCTACCAAGAAGTCGCTTATCGCAGTGGGGTATGGCACTTCATGCTTAACGCAGTCTATAGCCATCTCAATCTTCTGGATGTCATCAAGGTCTGATAGTGGTGTACTCATTGACTCCTCCATTGCCTTACTAGGTACGAAGTGAATTACTTCAGACTACCCAAAGAAGTAAGGTGAGCGGAGGATGTCATTGATATTGAGTTTACCCTTCGTAGGAACAGCCGGAAGATCAATTCCAGTAGTGTTCTCAAGGTGTTGCTTGAACTCCAGCAAAGGATCGCTATGTTCGTACATAGAGACAAACGCTTCCCGGATCGCTGAGTGCATAGAATCGGTGTCATTCGCATGAGTGCCGAAGTCATCGTGGATGCAAGCAAAACTTGATACGCCTTTGTCATTTGCAGAGATCAGAGTCAGCATTAGATGGCAAGCATCCATACTGTGTACGAAGTTCGGGCTGGCTCCAAGTCTCTGCTTCTGTACGTCGATCTTAGTTGAGTCCATGTTCAGTCTTAACTGAATCTTACCAGCAAGCTGAGTGAGAATCTGCTTACTGATTACCTTCTTACGCCCTTGGTAGACTGGGAAGCCCACCGGAGTGTGCCAGACTATCGGCTGATCGTCTCGTGCCACTATACCAGCGCACTTCTGTATCCAGTCCATAGCCTTCCTAGCGGCCACCACAACCTCCCCGATTGACTCCCACAGGATCGGAGTCAAGAACACTGCTAAGCGGAAACGAATCTCCTTGGGGAATGACTCTTGAGCCTCTTCCAACATGTACTTGTAGATATACTCCCTGCACGATTGTTGTGTCGAACCGTATGGCAGAGTCATGACTGGGCGTTTCGCAAGCCCACGGGGAATAGAGCCTCCATGCTCTGCATCACAGAAGTTTAACCAAACAGCGGCCATAGGGTCTGTAGAGGCCCGAAGCCTCGTGGTACACACTCTAGCCACCTCGGAGTAAATATCTGCAGGGACTTTTGAAGGGGTGAGGTTAGTTGCCTTACCTCCCACTTCGTCTCGGAGCATAGCCGAGAAGTTTTGAAGCCCGTTACAGCTTCCGTCAAGAGCGACAGGGAGATGCGATAACATCCCAAGTCCTTCATTGAGGTATTTACGGAACTCAAAGCAAAACGCCAAGAACTGCCAAGGCTTGTCTGCGTTGGCCCACGCATCGCGATGAGTGAGTGGGTCTTCAGCGATTCGGGAGATAAGGTCTTTGTTCTCATCAACCCATTTGGCTCGGTCAGCATACGAGACCTTATCCTTTCCAAAGGTGTTAGCGCCATGTATTTTCAGCCAATACAGTCCACGCTCAGTTAGCGGCTTCCCCTCTGAGAAGCGCAATAGACTCTTGGCAAAGTCCGGGCCTTGTGGTGATAGGCCGGACACAGTGGCATAGATACGGCCACGGAAGTCACATTGATACACGAACCAGAACTTCTTGAAGTCCATAAACTCCTTTGCAAGACGTAGAACCCGAATCACTTGGAAGCATTTAGACACTCTCTCCTTGTTCATGGTATATACCACACGAGCTTCAGACTTCCACTCGTCGAAGGCGATCTTCTGGAGTGGAGTCAGGTTAGCTTTCTTAACGTCTTTCGGGATAGGCGAGACAGGTAGCGGGTAAGGTTCAGACTGTGGAAGTCCGATTGGCAACGATTTGTCCCACGCTTGCTTTAATACATCAAAGACCTCGTGGTTAATTTCCCATGCAGTCTGCTGCAGGATATTAACAGACTGCATCGCCTTCTGCATCTCGGTGTTCGAGAATAGTTCAAGGTGTGCCTTGTTCTTCACTTTCACCAGTGGAGTACGGCGACGAAGTTGCGGTGTGTAATACCCACCTTGGTCAACGCTCGTCCACGGATCGGGAGGAATTATACATGGCGCTCTGTCGGGATTAAGAAGCTGGGCGTAGGAGTCGAACTGCTTCATCCACTTCAGGCAGCTTTCAGTCGGTACAATGATTACCTGCATGGCAACCTTGCGTCCCTTAGCTTTCTCCTTCTTCATTTCAATCAGGTCAGTGCTCTGCATGATGAGGTCAATGACCTTCACTCCAACCTGAGCACGTTCCTCGTTCGACCAATCGTTCCAACCGACTTCATGTTCCTTGGCTTTCATGGTCAACACACGGTGCATGTGTCGGTAGTTCGTTGTTCCTTTTTTCTGGAAGTCTCGAATGATGGCATCGTAATACTCACCATGCTTCTCTTGGAACTTGCTGAACTTAACCTCGTCCTCAATCAACATGCCGATGCGTGAGCCGAGGGATACCAATGCCGTGTTGTTTGTGAAGTGATCGAATACTGCGCGGAGTCCGAGATACGCAGCTACTTCAGGTTCTACTACGCTGAGGAGTCCCTTGTACTTCTGCTTCGGGCCGGGTAGTTTTTTGTCGCACCACTCTTTTATCGCCGCTGAAACCGGGAGGATGAACTCTTGCATCAACTTCTGGGCAGACTGTGTATCTGCACCTCGGCCTTTCTCTACTGCCTTCTGCACGGCGGTGTTGTATCGGCTAATTCCATACGCCACCATCCGCTTCTCAAGATCAATCTGTTCTTGGATGCTTGGTTCCACTGTAACTCCTATTTCTTAGCCTCAGCTCGTTTTAATCTAGCTTTTTTGTTTCTAGCAATCCGTTTTTCGTCAGCATCTTTGTGAGTTGGGTGATAGATTCCTGAAGGATTGGAATCGCATTCAGCCCAGTAGGTGAGCAGCCTTCCAATCCACCATGATACCGTTCCATCACGCTTTGCTCGACGAGCGAGATTAAAGATTTTACCCTCGATGCCATTACAATTACGGCACAAGACTCCGCGTATTTGTCCAGTAACATGGCAGTGGTCAAGACAGGAGTTTTCATTGTCTATCGCTATTCTGCACAGACGGCAGCGATTCTGCTGAGATTCCATTATCTTCACTCGGAAGAACGGAATCTGGCTGATCTTCATCTTCATCGGCGGCTTCCTCTAATCGTTTAATCCATGCTTCTGTTGCTTGCTCAAAGGTAGTCCTTGCTACTTCAGGGAGTTCAACTCGCTTGTCGTATTGGTTCATCGTGATGCAGTGAACTCGTACCCAGTGTTTGTCCACCGACTTACCGAACTCAGACTTGATGTATTTAACGACCTGCTTTAGCATGAACTTACTATCCATCTCACCATTGAAGGTCAGGCGCGTCCACTGCTTCATCCATTCGGAATCAAACCACGGAACCATTACAATCGTATGTCCACGGTACTTCATGCCCTTTTCCTCTCTTCACTATTAAATCTATTCAGTGCTGTCTCTAGGTATTTCACGTAGTCTCTGGCCTCATGCTCCAATAAACCTCGACAAGCACCCTTACATATAAAACTTTCTGGTGGTAATAAAGAAAGAACAAACGGTAATCTCGGCGTTAGATTTTTTATCTCATCAAAAGTCATACACAATGTTCCTTCATCCATTCAACAACATCATCATCGTTGTCATTACGTCGCATCCAGAGTAGTTTTGCTTCTGACAGAAACGCCTCGCCAGCCGTTATTGGCTGACCAGTACGCCAGTTCTTGAATCCGTGCTTTTCAGAGTACGCTTTATATAGATCCCGAACCACGACGAATGCTTCTTTATTCGTCTGAATCGGATTCAGAATCTCGTGAGCGAGTACCGGGCCAACTGGTTTATCTTTACCACGAGGCAGGTACTTCAGGTCAGTCACGAGAGGTAGTCCGGAGATGTTATCTGCTGCATCTCCCATCAGCATTTGCGCCCAGAACAACTTCCAGCCACGGCCTTTGATCTTCTTGGTGCTCTTAGCGACAAGCTCGATGTAGCCAAAGTCATCCTTCGTATCAGTGATCTCTCCAGTTGCCCAGTCTAGTGCAAGTCCGGGAACCATTGCGAGGTCTTTATCCTTGGTAGCGATGATCGACAGATTCCGCTTACCTTCTGCGATAGCCTGATACTGTGCCTTACTCATCCCGTCATCTGCCTCACAGTTCACATGCTGGATACCACCGTAGTGGTCTGCCATGTGAGCACGGATTAGATGCAGGAAGCGCGGCTTGACCTTACCAGCACGAGTGGCTTGGTATTCACGAAGCAATGCTTGGTCATAGCGATTGCCCTTGGTTGACTCTTTGGGAGTCAGGTGGATTACGATGGACTCAGCACCAGCTTTTACACGGAGTCGTTCAAGGATCATGTCCAAGACCTTCTTCATGTCATCAATGCTGCGGTCTTTATCGTAGGCCACCATGTACGCTGCGAAGTCGCCGTCGATCTGTACGATACGTCCGGGCACTACAGCAGGGTCACTAGAGGTCTCTGCCTCCAGCTTAGAGAGGTCGATACCATTTACAATCATACGTCCTCCTAGTAGGGAATGTCATCGAAGAGATTCTCGTCGAGTGCCCCCGGTTCACAAACATATTCAGGATACTTATCCATCACGCGCTTCAGCCGTTTCACTTGACGGTCAGCACGGTTTGTATTGCATACACGGATCACTCCATCTTTTACACTACGATAGAACTCATCGGTGATGTGAATCTCATGCCCATCGAATGCAATCTGGCAGATCGAGATGTCAAATACGTCGATCATGTTCTCGCCGGGTTGTTCCTCAATGAAGATCAATTCATAGATTGTACCCTGTACTTCCATACGCCAGATAACAAAGATGTTACGAAATCCGGGAGTAGCAGTGTTGCCCTTTTGACCATACATAGAGGTCAGGATGAGTTCTGCATACGGATGGATGCTGAGAACCTTACGCTCGATAGCGTCGAGGTCAACGGACTCAGCCTTGATCGGGATGAAGATGTCTACATCCTTGATCGGCTTGCCATGCCACAGGTCACGGAGAGCGCCACCAGCAATCACTGCTGATGGCAACTCACCCTGAACCTTATGAAGCATGTCAACCCATTCTTGTGGAATGCGATTGGTATGCATGACTACAGACCGAGTGCAGCGAGTGGATCAGCAGATTCTTGAGCCTTGGTCTCTGACTTAGCTTTAGCATCCTTATCAGATTTGCTGGCAGCTAAAGACTTTGTCGCCTTTGGAGAAGACTTCTGGGTATCCGTCTTAGCTGGTGCAGCTTCCTCTTCAGGTTCACCAATAGCAGCTTCGAGTTCAGCCGAGCCAGAGAGCAGGTCTTCGAGAGCCGAGCCAGCGAAATTCGTAGCGCCAAGAATCTTATTCTGGAGCCAGTTCTTGCTTACTTGTTTCTCAGTACCATCTGCTTCCTTAACAGTCTTGTCGCCGTCAATAAACAGAGTATCCCACGTTTCTTTCGTCGGGTTATTCCATAGGAAGATACGAATTGGGGAGAGAGCGGCTGGGATCGGGATCGCAGTCGTGGTCTCAGCAACCGGATCGACAATCACGGGAGCAGCGATGCCGTACACACCGTCCTTCTGGAGATTAGCGTATGTCGTCTTCTTACCGTCTTTCTCTTTCACGTTATGCGAAATAGTGAGCAGGAAGCCCTCGTTCAACATCTGAGCCATGTGCTTGATGTCTTCGCGGCCACGAGCCATAGTCTTGAACAGCTTAACGTACCCAGACTTCTCGTGCAGTGACTTCGTCAGTGTAATGCTGATACGGTCAGTGACCTTAATGGTCTTACCGTCAACCTCTACCTCACGTATGTTCTTTTTAGGATGCAGAAGCTCGAAGGTGACACGTACTTCATCAGCGTCTTTCTTCGGCTTGCCTTGGAAGGCGCGTTGCTTCTGTTTACCGAGTTCGATGTACTCGATCATGCGGCCAAAGGTTACACCTTCTGGGACTACCTGCTTCTCGAATTCACCGCCCGCTTGGGTGTCGGTTTGATCTTCCATCTCCGCTGCTTGAGCGGCTAGTGCTTTATAATCAATCGTCATACTGTTTCCTATACTGGTTATACATGATAAACTTGTTTATCGAAAAGATTGTTTCCAACCTCTACCTCGCAGGGGAATGGCACAGGAGAATGAATCCCGAAGATACGTTCCAGACTTCCCGGCACGTCCTCAAGAATCCTCTTGGCATCCACTGCTACTTCATGCACCACATCAGGCTGGCTGTCAATCCATACGCAGTCATGTACGGTATTGCAAAGCAATGCGCGGCCACCGTAGTTATCATTAGCTACGAAGTGTCTCCACAACAAACCTAGTTGCATCTGCACGATCTCACCACCCGTCCCTTGGACAGGATAGTTCTTCATCTCCGTTGGCATAAACGTGTCATTGATGCCCTTATCTTTTGCCCACTTAGGAGCATCGTAAGTGCGCCAACTGTACATCGTACCAGTAGGAGCTTGCCATGTACCACGGCGGAACGTCCTGAACCCACGAATATGATCCCGGAACGGAACCGCAGACTTCTGTACAGCTTGCTCAACGCGCTGGTTGAAGCTGATGATGTCTGGATACAGGATTTCTTCTGCCTCAATGAGGTCTTTCACATCGTCGATAGCCATGCCAGTGGTAGCACTGATCTTGTCAGCGCCAGCACCGTATGCCCGTTGGAAGCTGAACACCTTTGCATCCGTCCGGTATCCATGCCAGAGTTTATACTCAGGATGGGTGGAGTTCTTGCATCGGGCTACTGCTTCCTCATACGATATGTTCTTCCATGCAGCTACACGCTTACAGTGGAAGTCAACCTTGTTCAGCAAGTCTTCGATCAGTTGCTTGTCGCCAGTGAGCAACGCTTGTACTACGATCTCAAGCTGAGTGTAGTCGATCTCGATCATCTTCCCGCCCTCGAAACGAGAGCAGAACATCTTCTTAACCTCAGATGTTCCCTCTTTAGGAATGTTCTGGCAGTTCGGGTCACTCGATGAGAGACGAGTTGTTACCGTTGAGGTGTGGTTCAGGCTGTGATGAATGATATGGCTGTGCTTCATAACACAGGTCATCATTCCCACGTACTTCTTCTTGGACTCATCGTACCTGAGATAGTAAGTGCCGAGGTCTTTGACCAGTGACTGACGCTTGGCCATTAACTTCAGGAACGGTATGTCACGGGAGCCTAGCTCTTCGATCACATCGTCTGATGTCTGGTACACTGGGTGTCCAGCGGCATCAGTGTTCTTGGTCTCCCACTTCTTATCCGGCACAGTGTAGCCGGGGAGTTCTATGTGGAACTCTTGGTTCTTCTCTTTGACTTCACCGGGAACCGTTACGGCCTTGAAACGACCTTGACCCTTCTTCTTGCCGGAGGTATAGACATCCTGACCGGGATAGAAGATCGTAGGATAGTGGTTAGGACAAGGCGTAAGCTCGTGTGGGCTAGTAGGGTGGCCATCGAATAGCGGCCACTGCTCTGTGGCCTGTTTCCGGGCAACTGTGCCCGTCTTCGCGTCGATGTATGGAGCCTTCTTAGTGTACTTCAGTGTGCCACCAAAGATCAGGGCAGACTTATGCACATTAGAAGCCCAGTTGAATTGGAACTCTGGCGGCAACTCTGGGATGTATTGCTCTAGCTCCGCATCCATCTCGATGAGTTCCTCACCCATGTCCTTGATACGGCGACGAGCTTCCTCAACGTCGATCTTTAGGCCATTGTATTCCATCTCAGCGGTAGCGCATAGCCCATCCATCCGAGTCTGGATCATCTTCATCATGGATTTACCCATAGCCTTCTTGATCTGGCCAAGGAATATCTTCTCGGTGTTCCCGATGTCACCACTGTTACGACCTTCAGCCTCTGTACCTACGAGATAGTCGATCAGCAGGTCTTTGTCGATCTGACTGGTCTTGACTCCCATTTCCCACAAGGCTTTCACCTCGTCGATCTTCTTGCGGCCACCGTAAGACTCAATGATAGAGTCCATCGAAGGCATGTGGTAGTCCTGTCGAGCACCTTGGATCAGGTACTCAGCGTACTGTGTACACCAGACACGTCCCCCGCGTTTGAAGAAGGCTTTGAGTTCCGGGTTATCCCATTCCCAGATCAGATCAAACTTCAGATTATGCCCCACGAGCAGCGCCACATCATCTGGGATGTGCAGTCTGTTTTCTGGACTACGTCCTGTGTGGTATGACCAGCTACACCTATCGTCACCTTGAGCCTTCCATCCACGGGCAACAACATAGTTGATCTCATCAAACGGGTTGGCGAATCGTTTGTAGGTCTTATAGTTCTCGGTCTCTAAGTCATAGACTAAGTATCGAGCCATAGTACCTCCTATTCACCTAAGTGAGCACATAGCTTTTCATAGAGAACGTGTAGTACACTATCTACGTCAGCTACTTCGCTTTGAAACTCCTTCGATTTTTGGTTAGGTCTATCCTTACCCGTAACGATTGGGTCACACTGAAGAATCCATGACACATGTTGCCTACACATATTACTAATCAATCGGTGAAGCTGCCGTGCCTCGAAATCCCCAAGATTTATGTTAATCATAGTACCTCTTATTCTATATTGGGTTCAGTCTTATCGTCTCGCCAGCGTTTGAATACTGGTTCACGTAGGGCAACGTATGTCGGGTCTGGCTTGTACTCTACTTCCATGATCCTGCCGATGTAACCATCCGGGTTCTTCAGCATAGCCTTCCGCTCGTCATGTGTTAAGCAGCCCGGCCCAATCCCAATATGAATATCTCCATAGTAAGCATGTAGGCCACCAGCCATCCCATTACCCAGCTTAGTCTTCTTGTCGATAGCCTCTTCAATACCACAGAGAGCTAAGTCAACAGAGCCGACAGCTTTATGTCGCTGTAGATTCCAGCTACGCTTACCTATCTCCATCTTACCTAACAAGCTGCGGATGATTACACCCTCCTTCTCAGGATATAGCTTGTCGAAGGTTTCGATGTTTTCCCTCAGAGTTTTTTCGTCGAGAATCTGGACACCGGGGATTAACTGCACTGGACTTTTACGTTCAACATGGATTCCGATGTTCTCTGCCATCAGTTTCATTCTATCAGCGTAGGACATCCACTCTTTGCCTGTATGGTAGTAGTCGAACACATTCAGCGTTAGTTCTATGGCTGGTCGTTCTGCTCGAACCAAGCCGCTAATATCTTTGAACGATAGTCCTTTAACGTATAACTCTCCAATGATGTGGTGGTGCGGGTAAAGCAACCCGAAGAGCCAGTCTTTGATATGGTCAACGGAGTACAGTGGTTCGCCTTGGCGAGTACGGACATGGACTTCCCCATCCGCCGTGGCATAAAAGTCAGCAGGGACTCCATCTAGTTTCTCCTGTACTGCTACTGGGTAGATGATCTTCTTGTAGTCTATGTTCTTTGCAAGCATCATTACTTCTGACATTGAGTATCCTCTACTGTCATGTGCTTAGGTTTCATGTGGCCGTAGTTCTCCAGCGCGATCCTCATCTGTTCTTCGACATCAGCGTAGGTATGCTGGATTCCAACAACCGGGGGACGATCATCGGTGAGCTTACCAGCAGCCTTAGCATCAAGTATGATCGCACAGCAAGCCATGATGTGACCGAGGTGTGGAGTCTTGTCCACTGGGTCGATCTCTTCGCCACTGAGGTAGCGATCCATGTGCCGCTGCATAGCTGATAAATAAACCGAAGCACGTACTCCAGTCACTCGCCAGTTCCATGCGCCGTACTTAGTCATGCCGACGAACTGGGCTACGCTCCATGCTGCTTTCGCAATAGGGGAACATAACCACAATGGGACTTTCTTATCCCCAAGGCCATCTTTAGGATTTCCGTCTTTCGTGGAACCCAAAGAAATTTTTGGGTCAATTTTAACATTTGGCACATCTGTTTTTATTCCGAACCAATACTCATTGAGTTCATCAGATGTCAACTTACGATACCTCTCTACGTCAAAACCTCGTTGGTATCCAGCGAAGTACACAGTATTACCAATCTGACGATCAACTACCATTACTTTTCCTTTGGTATTAAACTCAGAGTTACTCGGTTCCTTATCCTGTATAACTAGATCGGCTGGGTAGAATTGTTGAATGTATGCCATGTGTCTTCCTTTCTAAATCTGTGACCATTGGAACGGTTTACACTCGCCTATCACAACAACCGTATCACTTGTTTCAATTACTTTATTGTTGAAAACATAAACATATTTTGGTTTTGCTATCGTTCCAAGAACGAATGCTTTACCTGAATCTGTTAAGCGGTACATTCCAGAGGTACGCTTGTCCTCATCTGAGTTAGCTGGCTTACTTTCCACTAGATTCCAATGTTTCAGAATTGAGAAATCCCTGCCGCTACCGTGTTTTGTTGGGCGGAATGTCTCGATATGATGCCACCCATTTCCTAGTTGTTGTAGACTTACAAGCATAGTCGCCAATGTTTTATGAATCTTTAGACGACTAACCTTCATCGAACGGCCACAACCATTACATACTGTCATTAGGCTCTCCTACTTTGGTTGGATAGATGTCAGGTATATCCTTTGTTACACGGGATATGAACGTGTCAATTTCTTTATCAGTAACGCGATTCTTGGAGTGGTGCAGCAATCTCTCCGTGACTCGACGCAATAGCGTCAGAGCCTCACGTAGATAGTCTACGCTCTCCATTTGCTTCCGCGCATCGAGATGATGGCGCGTTTACCGTTGTTGTACGTTACGATATGAGAGTGCGACCAACTCGACGGGCCTTTGTTATAGCCCATGTCCATAAGTCCAGAAACGCCAGCCACGTAAGCGCCATCAATAATACCGGCACTGTGAGAATGACCAAGATTGATCTTGCGACCAATCGTGCGAAGGTTTCTTGCACTGCCTCTTGCACCATTTGGTCCGCGATGGCCATGAAGCCCACACTCAATACCACCAACGATTTCACCCGTCTCATACTCTATCTCCTGATTGTTACCGATGACGAATGAATCGTCCTCGCGTAGAAACTCTACATTGATGAGATCGAACTTCTCACGAAGTGCAGTCTCGTAAATACTGAACCGTTTCTCCTTAGTGCGAATCGCTTTGAACTGCAACGCATTCATGCGGTGGAAGTATTCAGCGTTCTCTGGGTCAGTCCTGATGTCAGCTTCCTTTAGCCAGCGATGAAACGCTAGGTCATGGTTGCTCTCTACCACAATCGCCATGTTCCCTTTGCGCGTGATGTACTCAAGGAACTCAGCCGATTGGTGAATCCCTTCCTCGACACTAGATGCACTATTGAAGTGCTTCTCTGCCAAGAAGTACGGGTCATGGATATTATGGTGGTTACGTGCTGAGAAGTCTGTGAGGTCATGGATGAACTGGAACTGTGGCTGTAGCACGTTCAAGATCGAATCACCGTTACCCCATGCCCCTTCGAGCACTTTCTCATCCATTTTTTCGATGTGTATGTCACCGTAGTTCACTGCAAGCACTTCCTGCCCGGTTTCTACGCCATCTGGCGTGTACTTCGTGGTCAGGTCATAGAACGTACCGGAGTTGTCGGCAATCAACTGACGGGCGAAGAAATCGCCCTTCTCGTCGATCTCAACAAAGAGAGCACCGAACACGTGGTGGAACTCTGCTTTCTGTCCTGCTTTACGTTGTATGTAGTTACGCAGGGTAACTGCCCCAGTGGTATAGAGGAACCGTGCAGGTTCTCCAGCCATGCGAGGCAATGACTGCATGGCGACTTTTGCGTGAGGGATAATCCCTGAGCAGTTATGACTATACCCTTCAAACCCGGACAGGGGATTTCCCGCTGTGGGAAGAATATCGAGTTCACCGCAGAAGATAAGGTCTTTACAAACTTGAGCAGATTCATCTAGCACGAACTCCGCAAGGCGGTCATCATACCACAGTTCTTTATCATCTTTTGTCCCATTTTGGAATCCTGATTTATTGTAGGTGAACCGAGACACAACAAGTTGTGCATCGTTGTGCTTACAGAACTGTAGTAGACTTGCAAGAAAGTTCTCATGCACATGTGTGTTATTTTGCGCCGATGTAAATACAAATCGCGTACCAGCAAGAGACTTCCTCCGGGCATCAGGAGCATCAAGCACTCCTCCGGCGATAGGGCGATTGTCTTCTTTTCGCTTCTTAGTCGGTTTCTGACTAGCGAGAAAGTAACGGATGCCAGACTCGCTTGCTTTAACACCGTAGAACGTAGTAATGTGTTTAGCAGCAGCACGGATACTCCCCTCTGACTTGATAAAGCCGCGAACTTCGTCTGCCG